CGTTTTTCTAATCTGTAGAAATGCCCGTCTCTTGTTGGTATACAGGATTCCAACCTCCCACCTTACTTCACAATAAATAGGACAGTTAACAAAGTGTCCACTAGGGGGTTACATACCCCCTTTTTTCTGTCATAATAGGTATATACAAACACAGGAACCAAATGTTAGAAGTCAAAGGCACACTCGCTAAACTACTTGCTCAAGAAGACCTTATTGTTGAGCAGAAACAAGTAGAAACAGCAATGTTTGATGTAGATAAGCGTATCTTGACTCTACCATTATGGGAGAAAGCATCAGATACTATCATTGACATGCTTATTTCTCACGAAGTAGGTCACGCACTATACACACCTAATGAGTGGGATTATATCGGTAAGATTCCACAGTCATACGTCAACGTTGTAGAAGATGTACGTATCGAGAAACTAATGAAGCGTAGATACGCAGGATTACCTAAGACATTCTACAACGGTTACAGAGAGATCAACAAGGAAGACTTCTTCCAACTACAAGGTGCTGACATAGATGAGTTTCAACTCATTGACCGTATCAATCTACACTTCAAGGTTGGTAACTTCTGGGACATCCCATTCTCTGCTCAAGAGATACAGTACAGAGACATGTGTGACACCTGTGAGACATTTGAAGAAGTGTTAAAGGTCGCAGATGCTATCGCTAAATATCAGCAAGAACAGATTAAGGATCAACTCTCTCAGACCGCAACAAAATCAGCGGACTTACAACTAGACGATCAAGGTACAGGTTCATCACACCAATCTTCTTTCGGAGAATCAACAGAGAATAATACAGCACAGGATGCTGATGCTCCTACCAATGAGACTACACAAGACAACGGTCAAGAGTCAGACGACCAAGACGAATCATCTAATGCTACTCCTCAGAGTACACAAGGTGGTACTAAAGGTGGTAAGGCACATGTAGAAGACTTGGAAGCAGTAACAGATTCTATCTTAAACGAATCTATCCAAAACCTAGTTGATCCTTCTTCTGCTCCTACTGAGTATGTAACTATTCCTGAGTTAGATATAGATAAGGTCATCGTACCAGTATCTGACTGGGTTAATCTCCTTGAAGCACACTGGGCAGACAAAGGTGACCACCTTGAGTTCGGTGAAGTTGACGCAGAGTACGCAGAGTATAAGAAGTCATCACTAAAAGAAGTAAACTATCTCGTCAAGGAGTTCGAGATGAAGAAGAGTGCGTCTGCCTATGCTAGACAGAGCACAGCAAAGACAGGTGTACTAGACACATCTAAACTCTTCCAGTACAAGTACAACGACGATATCTTCAAGAGAATCACAGTCACACCTGACGGTAAGAACCACGGTCTTATCTTCAACCTTGACTGGTCTGGTTCTATGAGCAATATCTTGTTGCCTACAATGAAACAGTTACTAAACTTGATTCAGTTCTGTGTCAAGACAAATATTCCATTCGAGGTATATGCTTTCACTAGCGAGTACAACTCTGCTGAAGGTAACAGACAAAAAGGTGAAGAGAAAGAGGGTGAGTTGATCGTAGAAAAGTTCAACCTTATCAACTTCGCATCATCAACTCTTAAGACTAAGGATCTACAGAAAGTTATGAAGTATATGTACAGACTTGCTTTCGCATTCAAGAGTTGGGGTAGAAGTTACTCTGTACCTTTCAAGTTATACCTATCAGGTACACCACTCAATGAAGCTATCATCGCAATGAGACAGATCTTACCTGAGTTCCAGAGAAAGAATAAGATCGAGAAGGTACACGTTATCAATCTAACTGACGGTGAAGCATGCTCTATGATGAAGAGATCTAAGTGGGGCAACCACGACTACGGTGATCCAGACAAACTTGTCTCACGTCACATCGCAGGAAACCAGTTACGTGACAGAAAGTTAGGTAGAATCTATGAACCATTCACACACACCTACTACAATGGTGGCACTGAGATCTTCATCCAGAATCTACGTGACAACTTCCCTGATTCTTCTGTTGTTCTTATCAGAGTTCTATCAGGTTCTGACTTCACTAGAGTATCTTACAACTGGGAGTATGATCAGAAGGAAAAGAACAAGGCAGAGTGGAGAAAGCACAAGTCTTTCGTTGACTTCAATTCAGCATACACCAGAGCACTCTATATACTAAACACAGCAATGGATGCTAACGTTGACTTTGAAGTAAAGGAAGATGCTAGAAAGCAAGACATCTCCAGAGCATTCAAGAAGTCACTAAAGAACAAGAAAACATCCAAGAGAGTATTGAATGAGTTCATCACTTCTATAGCATGAGACCACAAGTACATAGTCTGTTCCCCACCCCTATCTTCCAGAGTGAAATACCTCTGAAGGAGGGGTGGTTGGAGCATGTAAAGACATTAGATTATGATCGCACAGCGATGGATAACGGATATATTAGTAGAGATAGAGATATATTTTCACATCCAGAGTTACGTTCACTCAAGCATGAGGTATCTGATGCTGTAAGATACTTTGCCTATGGGCAGTTAAAGGTATGTGACTATGTTTATATTGATGTGTGTAGAGCATGGGGTATCAAACATATGCCTAACGACTGGGCACAAAATCATTGTCATATGAACAGTATATTCTCAGGTATATACTACCTAGATGTGACTGAGCATAGTGGTGATCTAGTGATAGAAAAAGGTCAACACTCAACTAATTGTTTCATGACCACTCTCACACCTGATGTGAATTATTTTAATCAATACACACAGCAGAGTTGGAGACTTAAACCTGAGACTGGTATGTTAGTAGTTTTCCCAAGTCAGATTATACATAACGTTGAGAAGAACCTTACTCAGAATGAGAGATATGCTATAGCTTTTGATGTGTTTGTAAGAGGTAAGTTTGGTGAGCATGGTGGTTCTGATGTGACAATAAAATAAGTGTCCACAATAGCTTCACAAGTTCTATCTTAGGCTATACAATTAATATATCAATCAAACACAGTACTATGACTTCTAAGAACAGAGCACAAGAATTACAAGCACGTTACGGTAACAACGTAACATCTACTCAGGTCAATGAGTATATCTCTGAGGTAGGTATCAGATATTCTACTATCGCCAAGCAACTTAAGAAGTACAAAGTACCTAACACTAAAGGTAAGTGGAACCTAGCACCAGTTGCGTCAGTCAGACAGGCACTAGAGAATACTCTAGCAAACTCACCAGAGGTGACAATACCAAAAACATCTGCTACTATAATAACAGAACAGTCTGTGATACAAAACTTAGTCCCACATAAAGATCCTGAGTTTGTACCATTCGGTAACTTCAATGACCTCAAGAAAGTATTGAGATCAAAGTCTTTCTACCCTATGTTCATAACTGGTCTATCAGGTAACGGTAAAACCTACTCAGTAGAACAAGCATGTGCTACTCTAGGTCGTGAACTGATCCGTGTAAACATTACTATTGAAACTGATGAGGATGATCTTGTTGGTGGTTTTCGTCTTGTTGATGGGAACACTGTTTGGCACAATGGTCCTGTCGTAGAAGCACTTGAGAAGGGTGCTGTACTCCTACTAGATGAGGTTGACCTAGCATCTAACAAGATACTATGTCTACAGTCTATACTAGAAGGTAAAGGTGTCTTCCTTAAGAAGATCGGACGCTATGTAAAACCTGCGAATGGTTTCACAGTGATCGCTACTGCCAATACAAAAGGTAAAGGTTCTGATGATGGTAGATTCGTAGGTACTAACGTACTCAACGAAGCATTCCTTGAGAGATTCCCACTCACATTTGAGCAGGAGTATCCATCACCTCAAACCGAAGCAAAGATACTTGCCTTCCACTGCTCTGATACAGAGTATGTCAAGAACCTATGTGACTGGGCAGACATCATCCGTCGTACCTTTAAGGACGGTGGTATTGATGAAGTTATCAGTACACGTAGACTTGTACACATCGCTAAGGCATTCGCTATCTTCGGAGATAAAGCAAAGGCAATCTCCACATGTATCAACCGTTTTGACGACGAGACAAAACAGGCATTCCAAGAGTTGTATGACAAAGTGGATGCTAAGGTTGACTTCAACATTGACAACACAGGAGAAACAGTGTAATATGGAACATGAGTTAAAATCAGCGAAAGAAATGCTAGCAGACTCACTGACCAATGTAGCAAAACAGGTGGAGATAAAGACTCCACCTGTACCATGTAAGTATAGTGAGGATGAGATTCTCAGTAGTGCTATTGAATACATCAGGAGCACATATGCTAAACATTATTCTAGTGCTGATGGCATACAAACATTAGATCTTATAGACGCAGTGGGTGACGCTCCTGCGTTCTGTCGTTCAAATGCTATTAAGTATCTGGCACGATATGATAAGAA